GTGCAATTAAGAAAAGAGTTAAAGGTTTCCTAGATAGAGAAAGAGAAAAACCATCTGAAAAAGATGTAAAAGAATGGGCAAGTGCAGAGTCAACAATGAATAAATATAGGGAACGATATAAAGAAGAATGGAAGGCTAAACTATCAGAGGTAGTAGCCAAAATGATAGAGAAACTATAATGAAAACTTTTAAAGAGTACGAAAACATTGATAAATCTTGCGAAGAGTGTATCTTTGAACATGAGTTAGAGGGTATACAAGAGGCAGAATATCAAGGTAAAAAAGTAAAATTAAATGACCCAATTCGTGGTGGAAGTAAGAAGTTTTATGTATATGTTATGGACGGAGATAAAGTTAAAAAGGTTTCATTTGGTGATACAACAGGTTTAAGTATAAAAAGAGATGACCCAGCAAGAAGAAAAAGCTTTAGAGCTAGGCATAACTGTGATAATCCAGGACCAAAAACAAAAGCAAGGTACTGGTCATGTTATCAATGGAGAGCAGGAGCAAAGGTAAACAACTAATGACAAGATATAGAAAAACAATGAGACAGGCCATAGAAGAGGGTCTATCTAATATGCAGATTGCAATTCTTAAAAAAGAATATGCACCCCTAAAAGGTAAAAAAATCACAGCCGCTAGAGCAAAACAATTAATGAACATCTTGGATAAATTCAAAGAAGATGATTTAAAGAAATTGGCAAAAGCAAATATACCATTTGTTTCAAGTGGTTCACAATCTAAATTAACTGTTAGAAATATGAAGTTTAAAGTTACTAACATTAATCCTTTTAAAGAAGAAGTAACACAAGAAGATTTTGATTTAGAAGAAGGCAAGATGAAAACAATTGCCACAATGTTTGCACAAGGTAAGTCCGCTCAAGAAATTGCAAAGAAAATGGGATTATCAGTTGATGTTGTAAAAACTATTTTAGGCGAAGCGTCAGCGGATTTAGGCGAAGCGTCAGCGGAACAAATTGCTAAAAAAGCTCACGAGTTTGGTGTAAGTGCTACAATAAATTCTAAAGGTGGGTTTTCTGTATCAAGTTTTAAAACTCAAGCTGGTATGGAAAAGTTTTTGAAATATATGGCCGCTCACGGTATTAAAAAAGAAGAAGAGATACATGAATTTAAGAAAATGACCGTTACTATCCAAGATATGGATAAAAGAAAGAAAGCAATCGCTGACTTAATGAAACAAAATTTAGGTGTTTCAGTAACAGGTGGTGTTATCAAAGTTGACGGTAAAGGTAGAGACCTTAATAACATTGCAAAAGATTTAATGAATTTTTATAGTGCAAATGTCAGAGCAGAAAGTTATACAATTGATGAAAGCGCTGACGAAGATTTTTACAATCCTATTACAGAGGCTTGTTGGGTAGGTTACAAACAAGTTGGTATGAAAAACAAAGGTGGTAAACAAGTACCTAATTGTGTGCCTGAAGAAACTATAAAAGAAAGTACAGATATTAACTTTAATAGAAAAGGTGCTCCAGTTGCTTACTTAAAAAGATTTGGTAGATTTTCACCTGATATGAAACAATATAGAATGAATGGTGTTAATATGACTTTTTGGGTTTATCAAGGAGACGACCATCCAAAATCAGATGAAAAATTTAATAAAAATGTTGTTTATCAATTAAAATTAACATCAGCTTATAGACCTAGTAACGATAAAGAATATGATAAGATGTATGATGTAATAAACAAATGGGGTAGTGAAAGAAGATTAGGTAAATTAAATGATAAAGATGTTGACATTTACTTTGAAGAATTTATTGCTGAAGAAGATGAATCAGCAAAAGAAGTAGAAAAACTTAAAAAAGAATTAGAAAAAAGTAGAGAACAAACGGTTGCTGTAAAACAAAAAGCACAAACAGACGCACAGAAAAATGCTCAAAGAGCTAGAACAGCACAAGATAAAATGGTTAATCCTGAAACAGGTGAACCATTGCTACAAGTCGGTATTGCATACAAACATCTAAAGCAAAAGATGGAAAAAGAAAAAGCAGAACAAGAACGAAGAGAGAAATCAAAAAAGATTGCTGACCTTGCAAGTGTTAAAAAAGATAATGATGAAGAAGAGTTAGAAGAATCGGCTGCTAGTGATAAAGCAAAATCATTAGGTTTAGATTACATGAAGTTTGGAAGATACGGTAAAGACGGTAAAGTAACTCATAAAACTTCAGGTGATAATCTAGTAAAAGTAGGTAAAAGTGATGAACCAAAAGATGACAAACCTGCTAAAAAACCTGACGCACCAAAAAAAGATAAAGATACAGGTGGAGATAAAGAAACAGATATAAAAGTTAAGTCAAGAAACTTTATAAAAGACCTTGAAGATGGTAAACTAGAAACACCAGATGGTGACCCTATTGAAGTAACTTTTGATTTTGAAGATTTTTGGGATGACGCCGTTGAAGCGGCAAGAAAAGCAGGACTTCCTGAACTTGCAGACGAACTTGATGGTATAGCTGGTTCAGTTATGGAAATGGAACCAGAAGAAGCACAAGCAGAATACCAAGACATGATATCAAAATATTCTGGTAAACCAGTCAAGTCATTAGAGTTTGCAAAAAAGGCAGACGAGGCTATTGATTTATTTACTGATAGTGCCAATGCAGACTCAAATTTTGGTATTGCAAGAGGCAATCAAATGATTGCACAAAATATAAAGGACATGGCTAAAGATTTAGGAAATACTTTTAAAATTATACAAAACATGGTAGACTCTGATACAACAGAGGGACAAGTTGGTGGTGGTAATTCAAATCCTATGAAAGGTTTTAGACCTGAAGTTTTAGAAACTATAAAATCTATGGAAAGTATTTCAGATAAACTTGAAGAAATAAAAGATGAAATAGATGATGAAAAAACAAATGATATTATATCAGAAATACAAGGCGAGATAGAATTTTGTACAGATGACAGCGCTGACCACGATGGTTATACTAAACCTCATAAAGTAAATAGTAGTATAGAATCTATATCAAAATTAATTAAACAAATTGGCAAAAGAACAAAAGAAGTAAATAGAAATGTACCATCAAAAACAAAATTACCTTCCGGTCCTAAAATACAAAAAGATTTAGAGAATGAGGTATCTGACGGTTTTATTGATGTTGACTATGACCAGGCAACTGGTGAACTTAGCATGTCAAGAGAATATGAACCATCACAAGAAAGAGAAGCTGAAAGGGACGCAGAAGCTGTTAGAGATTATCTAAAGAAAAAAGGTGTTAAGTTAAATAAAGATGATATAGAGATTGAAAAAACTGATGATTACATACAGCTTTTAGTAAATAAAAATGTCAATGAATCATTTACTCAAAAAATATTAGAGCAAATGAAATCAGAAAGTGCAGAGTTTTTAAAACCTAGAATGAATCCTAGTCAACTTGCAAATATTAAAAATGTATGGAAACATAAAACTAAAAAAGATGTTACGCCTGCTGTTAAGAAAATGATTAAAGACATGGATATACCAACTCAATTGGCAATCAAACATGCAAAGATAAATGTATTATCAGATTTAGTTGAGATGGCCAAAGACAAAGCATATGCAATTGGCATGGCAACAGCTAAAAAGAAATACAATGATGAGCCACCATTAGATAAGAAAACTATTAAAAAGGCTCACGAAATTGGAGATAAATTATCTAAAATGAAAAAAGAAAATGCACCAGCAGCTGCTGATATGGACAGACTTAAAAAAATGGGTATGAAACCTAAAAAAGAAAACGGTGAACACCCAGCTAAGATGAAGTTTGAACAAATCGCAGGTCTTAAAAAGAAAGCTGATAAATCTGGAATGCCATATAGCATTCTAAAAAAAGTTTATGATAGAGGCATGGCCGCTTGGAGAGGTGGACACCGACCAGGTACAACACAGCAACAATGGGCTTTTGCTAGAGTAAATTCATTTGTAACAAAATCATCCGGTACATGGGGTGGCGCTGATAAAGATTTAGCGAAACAAGTAAGAGGGAGTAAATAATGTCAAATTATTTAAAGCACAAACCTGGTAGTATTGAGGAAGTAATTGCAAAACAAACTTCTTCTTACAGAGAAGACTCTGGTTACCAGAAAATGTTTAAGAAAGAACTAGACAAAGCAGGTAAAGGTATTGGTTCAATGTCGCCAGCAGAAAAGAAAGCATTTTTTAACAAGATAGATAAAAAATATTCTGCTAAAGATGAGGGTATGGAAACTATGGTTCCAGTTAAAAAAGATAACCCTAAAGATATGAAAAGAAAACAGACTATGACAGGCGATAAAGCAACCAAAGTTGAGATGGAGCCTGAAATAGAATACAAATAAAGTGAAAAAAGGCGCTTTTTTTGCTTGCCTTATTAAATAAAATATGATAATATAAGGCATAATAAAAAAGGATACACTATGAAAAATTTACCTAGAATATATCTTGATATGGACGGTGTTCTTTTTGACTTTGTAAAGAACATTGAGAAGACAACAGGTCTTACAATCAACCAATGGACTAAACTTGGTAGACAAGAGCGTTGGGATCCAATCATTGCAAAGAAAGATTTTTGGTCTAACGGACCATGGTTGAATGAGGGTAAAAAACTATTTGCCTTTGTCAAGAAATATAATCCACATATATTAAGTGCGTATGTAGAACATGCTCACGACCCTAATTGCATTCCAGGAAAGATGGCTTGGGCTATGAAAAATACTGGAATACCAAGAAGTAGAATTAATCTAGTAATGAGAAGTCAGAAAAAACAATTTGCAAGTCCGGCTTCTATCTTAATTGATGATTATGAAAAGAATACCAACGAGTTTAACCGTGCAGGTGGAACTGGTATTACATTCAAATCAGCCTCTCAAACTATCGCACAACTTAAAAAACTAGGCTTCTAGCCTCTCCCCTTATAAATAGTGGTACATAATTCGTAAGTGAGTACCATTAACAATTTAATAGGGAGAGAATAATATGTCAAGTTGGACTAATGTAGATGAAGCTGCTGGAGCACCATTATGGGCTGTAGAAGCTATCAGAAAAGAAAAGTCAAATGCGAATAGAACTGATTTATTCAATGACGCAACAGCAAATAACTTTATATCTGGAGTTACAATAGGTCTTTTTAATTTTAAAGATACTGAAACTCAATCAGGTGCTATTGCTCATGCAGGTTGGAACCTAAAAACAACTGGTTCTGGCGGAAGAGCGTCAAGAGTACAATATGAGTGTTTAGTTGCATTAACTGAATCACAAGACGCATAATAATAACTAATGCAAGGGGCTTCGGCCCCTTGTATAAATATATTAATAAAGTGATGTAGGAATTTACCTACAGTAGCATTCCCCAATAGGGGTTAACAGGAGATAAAAATGGCAGATAAAAAAATAACACAATTGACCGACCTTGGTGACGGTCTAGCAAGTGTTGACTTGTTTCATGTAGTAGATGACCCAAGTGGAACACCAATCAATAAAAAAATCACAGCTGAAGATGTATTTAACAATGTACCTACATGGTTAGGTCTTAATTCTACA